CGGTGGTGGCGCTGCCGCCGCTGGCCTCGAAGGTGGGCGCGGGGCACTCGAAGATCAGCTCCGGGTTGTCGTACACCAGGATCTCGGTGCCGTTGGCCCGGGGATTCAGGGCGTCGGCGGTGCCGGGATGGTTCTCGGCGGCGATGCCCAGGATGGGGCCGGTCTGGTTGGCGGCCGCGGCCACTACGAAGCCGCCGCTCAGCTGTACCACTTCGCCGGCGCTGATGGCGGTGTTGTACGCGATGGGGTAATTGCGTGCGGTCAGGCCCACATGCCCGCCCGCGTTCTGAATGGGTCTCATAATCTTTCTCCTTTCGTTGTTTCATGTAGGGGCGGATATCATCCGCCCGCAAAGCCTTCCCCTCGAGGGGAAGGTGCCCCGTCAGGGGCGGATGAGGTGTTTTCCTGCAGGCTCACTCCCTGCTCAAAAATTCCTTGGCCGTCATTTTCATCTGCGGATAGGCCCGGTTCCACTCGTCCAGCGCCTTCTGCTGGCTGGCGGTAAGGGTCTCCGCTCCGGAGCCGCCGCCGGTCCCGGTGGCCCGCTCCTTCTTGCTCTCGGCTTTCTGTACGGCCGCCTGAGCCGCGTTCCCGGCGATCTCCAGATAGTCCTCGTAGAGATCCCCCAGTGGCTCACGCCCGTACCGGGAGCCGCAGAAGCGCCGGAACGCCTTGTTGTCGTCCAGCTTCCCCAGATCCACGTCCGGGAACCGCTCGGCGAAGTCCTTCACGTCCTCCGCGATCCACTTCTGGACCCGTGCGGCCTCCTCGTCGGCCTTTTTCTTTTCCGCTGCTTCCCGGCGGGACTGGGAAACGAACTCGCGGTTCGCTTCTTCCTCCTCCACCTCGGCCTCGGGCCGTCCCTCCCGTTTCGCCTTCTCGGCGATCCGCTGTTTCCGGACGGACTTGGAAAAGCTCTCCAGGCCGTCGATGTCCCCGATGATCTCCCCGGTGGCGGGGTCGCGCATCCCGCTCCCGGCGATCCTCCGGTTCATCTCCCGCACGGCGCGCTGGTACCCGGCTTCCTCCCCGGAACGCCGGGCCGCCTGATACCGGCGGTTGTCCTCGTGGCTCTGCTGGCTCCGGCCGGCGTCGCCGGAACTCTTTTCGCCCTCGGAGCCCTGCTCCGCAGCTTCGCCACTCTCCTGAGGAGTTACGACCTCCTCCGTCTGTTCCATCGTCAGACTTTCGTTTTCCATGGATCGATATTCCTTTCTGCGACTGTGCTGCCGTCGCCGCGATTTCCCGCTCCTCTGTCATCCCGAATCCAGTCCGGAGACTGGTGAGGGATCTTTTTCTCTGCGGGTGCTCATTTGGTCCTGCCTACACCCTATAACGCCGTTGTTGACCGTGCTCTGCATCTTTTTTGTTGAACTTTCACGAAATTCTGTAACCGTTGGAAATACAGGCGCTTCCGGGCATGAAAAAACCGGGAAGAAGCGCTTTCCCGCTCCTTCCCGGAAAAATTCCGTCAAATTGCCGATGCCTAATACCGTCTCCGTCCTCTCCTCTGCTGCCGCTCCAGCTTGTCGATCAGCTTTTCCCTCGGCGGCTCCGTCTTCTCCGTCACCGTCATGCTCTGCTGGTGCCGGATGGCGTAGGTGATCGCCGCCGCCATCACCAGGTCGTCGTGCTTCCCCGCCAGGGCCTCCGGCCGGTGGTCCTCGTTGTAGCAGAAGGTCAGCATCTCCCCCAGCAGATCACTGTCCCGGAACCACCTCGGGTGATTGCTGAACACCTCCACCAGGTTGGCGATGGCCCGGGGCCGGGTCTGCCGGTCCGTCCGGAAGCCGTAGCTCTTCTTCACCTGCCTCGTGTATGTGTCCTCCCGCTCCCTGGCGTACTGGTTGGGGTAGCCCAGCTCCTGGAGCTTCATCACCGGGTAGGTGGAGAAGTTGGTCTCGATCCCCACCAGGGCGGCGTTGTAGAACATCCCCAGGGCGTACACCTGCCGCACGTACTCCGGCTCGCTGTACTGCCGCCGCAGAGACGCCACCTGCTCCCCGGTGCTGTTGTCGATGACGTGGGCGGTGAACCAGTCGGAGCCCTCCCCGGCGGTATCGCCCCCCAGCACGTAGGGGTGCCCCTCCTCCGGCTCCTTCCAGATCCGCACCGCCCCCGTCTCGCTCTCGTCGAATTTCCATGTGTAGGGGCCGGCGTCCCCGACGGCCCGCTCCGCGCCCTCTTCCCACACGAAGTCCCCCCGTCTCACCGGCTCCGGCGCCATCTCCCGCTGCAGGATCACCTGCTCGTTGTCGAACACCCCCGTGCCCGAATGGAGGAACGCCTCGTCGGGGTTGGCCGGGTACTCCTGCCGGAACATGTCGACGTCCCCGCCGCAGTTGTTGGCGATGCACCACCGCCGCCAGGTCATCTGTGCCGCCGTGAGGGCGTAGCGGTCCATCAGCTCCCGCTCCTCCGGATCCCACTCCGTCCCGGGGACCGGCTCCATGGCGTACTCCGGGTTCTCGAACCAGGCGAAGAACACCGCCTCGAAGTCGTTCTCCCCGGCTACGGCGGCGTCCCACCGCTCCTTGAAGTCCTCGTAGCCGTTGGCGGTGCTCTCGATCACCACCATGGTCCCCGGCATGGCCGGCACGGCCTGCAGGATCCCCGTCAGCGTGGCGGCCTTCCCGTCCGGTCCCTCCGGCCAGAAGGCGTACTCCGACAGATGCACGCACTGCAGGGTATCAGAACGCCCGATACCCTTCCCCCCTGCCGTGGCGCACCGCAGCCGGGACCGCAGCCCCGGCCGCTCCGCCTTCTCCTTCGCGCTCCGGGTGGGGTTCTCGAAGATCAGCTCCTGGGCGTTGCTGGCCTTCAGCATGGGCCGGATGGGCCCGGGCAGCTCGTCGTAGAAAAGCTTGGACATGCGGAACAGGTTGGCGGTGGCGTCCTCCCGGTGGGTGACGATCAGGGCGTTGGTGTTCTTTCGGGTGGCGCAGGCGTGGAAGATCAGGCCCTCGGTCAGCGTGGAGAAGCCCAGCTGCCGGGCCTTCAGGATGATGATCCGCACGGGCTTTCCCGCGTCCTGCTGCCGCTTGGCCACGGCGTACAGCTTCTCCTGGGCCGGATTCATTCGGAACGGGATCACCGCCCCGCTCTTGGTCCGGATCTTCAGACACCCTTCGATGTATTCACGTGCAACAAGCGGATTCATATCTCTCCTCCCTTCAAAGCCTTCCCCTCCGAGGGGAAGGTGCCTCATCGCCGCAGGCGGGAGGCGGATGAGGTGTCCTCACAGCCCGCTCCCCTTCTCCTGCTCCGCCAGCCAGTCCTCGAAGCTCTGCCTCTGCTCCTTCGTCTCCTCCTGGCCCTGGGCATACCCCAGCTGCACATACAGCTCATGGAGCGCCTTGATGGCTCCCTGGGCGTTGAACTCCCAGAAGCCGCTCTCCACCTTCTCCCGCTTCACGTCGTCCCAGACCAGCACCGGCGTGGCCTGCATGCACCGGTCCGCGATCTCCACCATCCGCCGTCCGATCCACGCCTTGGAGATCCCCATCTCGTCGAACAGTTTCTGCTCCAGCTCCCGGCGGTACGCCTGCACCTCCGGCATGGCCAGCAGCTTGCTCCCCTGGCTCCGGGCGCTCTTGGCGGCATACCCGGCGGAGATCGCCGCTTGGGTTGCGTTCCCGGTCTTCAGATAGTTTTCCACAAAGCTCTTTTGCCTCGGCGTCAGCGCCACGGCCCTCACCTCCGCACTAATAGTCTAATGACCCCGCACGCAGAGAGACGCGCGAGGCGGATGTTTCCTTTTGTTTCCCTCACCGGATCGGCACCTGCTCATAGAACCGGCACCGCAGGGCGTACAGTCTCCGGGCCGAGATCCCAGTCCGGGCGGCCACGCTCTCCGGCGATTTCTGCCGCACCAGCACGTCGAACAGGGCCCGCTCCTCAAGGCTGTCCCCGGACACGCTGCTGATAAGCACTCGCAGCTCCGCCCGCCGGTCCAGCGTAAGGCTGCCCCAGGCCCCCATGAGGGCCCAGATATACCGCTGTTCCCTGGCTGGACGGCGGCATCCCTTCATGGCCTTGAACTTCATTCCCGTCGCCTCACTTTCACATACCGCACATAGGCGGAATACATCCCCGTCTCCTCGTCCCGGTACTCTTCCCGCTCTTTCAGGCTCACGTCCCTGGGCACCCGGATCCGTTCCTTTTCCTCCACCGGCACCGGCTCGGTGATGATGGGCTTCCGCAGCCCTTTGCTGGTGCTCCACCGCTTTTTCCCGTCCGCCGGGCCGGCGTTGGTCACCATGTACCTGGCGATCCCCGTATAATCCCCCCGTCCGTCCAGCCGGCGGTACGTCACGTCCTCGGCGGGCCACAGCGCCGTGATCACCTCATAGGCCAGGGCGTCCATCACGATATGCAGGTGCATCCGCCTGGAGATCTCCCCGGTCTTTCCGTCCCGGTCGGAGACGGCCACCACATACCGGAGCGCCTTCCCCGTGGCCTTCCGGTAGGCGTCCCGGCATTTCCGCAGGAACTTCTCCAGGTCCTTTTTCGCGTCTTCTCTGGATCCCGGCAGGGAGCTCTCCGGATACGTGAGGGTGATCCACATGTCCCCCTGCCGGAAATTGCAGTTGAGGATCCGCGCCAGGTTCTTCACGGCCTCCCTCTCATTGGCCAGGATCTTCCGGAGAGAGGTTTTCCCCTTTACTCTGGTACCCCGGCGGACCTTCTGCCCCGGTTCCCTCCAGGGCATCATGGTCCTCCGGATCTCTTCCGTCCTCCCGGAAATGATCTTGTACTCCATAAGACGACGCACTTCCTTTCCCCCCTGTCGGAACGATAGACGCTAATGGGCCCCGTCATAAATTCGCACGCGCCCGCGCGTTATATAATAGGTCGGCACCCTGCAGGGGCGGATATCATCCGCCCGTTCTTCAAAGCCTCAGATCCGGACGGATCCACCTCCGCCCCCATCTCAAACTTTGAGCGATACCTTCGCCCGACCGGGTCACCCCGGCCGGGCTTTTTTCGTTTTCTTGTAGGGGCGGGGCTTGCCCCTCCCGGCGCCCCCTCCGGGGGAGCTGTCCGCCTCGGCGGACGGAGGGGGGCTTACCCCTCCATCAGTGCATACATCTCCTCCATCTGCTCATTGAGCCGCACGGCGCACAGCTGCAGGGCGTTCTGAATGTCCGAGAGCAGCTCCATCTTCCCCTCGATCACAGCCCGGCAGTTCTCCGCGCTCTCCCGGTCGTCGTGATAGGACAGCACGAAGAAGTGCCCCCGCAGCGGAGAAAGGAGGATCGGCTTTCCCAGGGAGGTCCTGGCCAGCGCCGACGGCGTCTTTTTCCGGCCCTCCGCGAAGTAGACCATGCGCCCGGTCTCCTTCACGATGGGGAACAGCGTGAGCGCCACAGGTTTCTTCTGTGTCAGGTTGATCTCCACCTTCACCAGCTTCAAGGCGTCTCCTCCTCCCCCAGCTTTTCCCTCAGCTTCCGGTTCTCCTCTTCCATCCACCGGTTTTCCTCCTCCAGCCGCCGGACGTCCGCCCGAAGCCGTTCTAGCTCCTTCACCGGCGGGCACTCGCTCACCGGCTCCGTGGCCCACATGCATTTAAAAACCATCAGCAGAGGATCCTTATTGCTTCTTCGGCGGTTTCCTTGCAGAAATTGGAATCCATCCACTTGAAGATGTTCTCCTTCGCCTTCTGCCTCCACATGCCGCCGTCCGCCTCAAATAACCCGATCATGCCGTCCTTATCCACTCGGACCAGGAACTCGCTCTCCGGCTGCTCCACTTCAAAAAACGTCCGGTACGGCCGCAGCGGCACGATGGGCCGGACCGTTTCGGTGTCCTTCAAGGCGATCCCCTGTCGCACAGTCACCTGCTGGGTAATCCCGTTGTCCTCGCTGGTGGATCTCTCGTTGATATCCATCTTGGACAGCAGCTCCAGAAGGTACCGGCTTCCCTCGTTCTCTACAAAACGGCTCCGCAGCTCGATCACGAACTCCTCATAGCTCCGGTACCCGTTTTTAAATCCGGGAACGTCCGCTTCCGTGCTGTACCAGATATCCCGGTCCAGATCCTCATCAAGGGCGCTGAACACCCGGACGTTTTTCGGATCCACGATTTCAATGAACAGAGGACGCTTTTCCCAGCAGAGGTTACTCGCCTCGCGCCGGACCATCTCTGCCAGTCCCTGGAGCCCGGATACCTTGATCTCCCGCAGCCGGTGTTTCTCCTCCGCCACAGGCACCATTGTCCTGTCGCTGAAAAAGGTATGGTCCACCTTCTGGATGGTGGGTTTGCTGATCTCAATGATCTTGCTGATAGCTTCCGCAATCATGGTTTTTCTCCTTTCAAATTCAGGCTTCCGCCAGTTTCAGGATCTTCCGGCTCGGCGCTTCGCCGCCGGCGATGGCCAGCTGCCCGGGGATCTGCGGCGTCATCTCCGACACCCGCAGCTCTCCGGTCTTTGGATCGGTTCCCAGATACAGCGCCGTTTTCACGGGGTTGGTCTGTACCAGCGAGCTTTTTGCCGTTGCCGATACCGCCAGCACCTTCCGGTCGTCGTCCGGAACGATTGTCAGCTCCACCACCACCTTCCTCTTGCCCGTGGCCTGCGTGTTCCGGTCCAGGATGTTCTGGATCACCCGGTCCATCTCGTAGTTCACCCGTTCCTCGATAGCGCCCATGGCCATTTCAAGGATGGATGCGCGGTTCAGATCTTCCATGGTCATTCTCACTCCTTTCGATTATTCTTGTAGGGGCCGGCGCCCCCGACGGTCCGTTTTCTCATAAACACCGCCACGCAGCACAGCGCGGTGAAAACCAGCAGATACGTCCC